ATTTCTTAACTAAGATATCAAACATGGAAAATTGCATACTAGCCCGGGCTGTCGCGAATGGCCTGCGAGAGATTAAAATATTAATCTCTCGAAACGCGGGAATGGGTCTGAGCCTTGGTGGTTGTCAGAAAGACCAATGGTTTACTGAGGTAGTTGCACGAGAAATCGACAGCAACTGCCCAGTTATACCAGGTGTTTTTGATTACCTTAATCAAAGCTTGGGTTCGTTCCAGGATCTCTACTTCGATGAAGAGTTTGAAAAGATCATCGAACGGACCCTTTGTTCCGCGTTAGTTATTGGTAAAGACATAACTAATGTTACATCTAGTGCCCTTAGAGCCCTTGGATATATTGAGAGTATATGTACTCCTAAAGATATCCGATCTTCCATTTATTACTGGTCTATTCTTGCGTATCAGGATCGATGGGTGCCTGTGATGAAGTATCACAAAGATTGGCTTTTTGTCCATTATGCTAGTCTTGTTAACAGAGAGTATCCGGAAAGCCCAGCTTTTCCGGTTTCAAAACCTGGCCAGATATACTTCGGTTCTATGAATCGATTTTTACTCAAACATTTGAGATCTGGTAACCTGACAGTTTTGAACACCATTCTTCAGGGGTTGAAGAAGGGTATGCTTCCAGTTAGTGATTCCTTTGTCATAGCCGCTGCTAATAAGCATGCGAAGATTCTCTCTACCCAACAACCATCTTTAACAGCGCCTTTTAAGAGGGCTGTCCAGAGGACTGCTCGTGAGGTCTTCGGAATTATAGGGAGGGAGGACGTTCGCTTCAAAGATAATGAAGCAATGAGTTCCCATAGCTGCGTTGAATCCGTACGTAGCCAAGGAGGATTTAGTGGACTGTGGTTGCGTGAGACCTATGGAACCTCAAACCTGTATGGATACAGGATCATCACTGGCCTTATGAGAGACTTTAAGTACTCAACCGATTTTATCGGTTTTGAGACACTTAAAGGACGAATAGTTTCTGAACTTCGTGCTCCCTCAGATAAGGTTAGCGATACTGCAATTGACCGCTTTTGGCTTGCACACCAAACAGAGACTGGTTGTCCTGTTCGTGTCAAGTTTATTCTTGAACCCCTTAAGGTTCGAACGATCAGTTGCGGCAGTTATGAGGCCTATTCCTGTCAGAAACCGTTGCAAAAGGTTCTTTGGAACCGGATGCAGCGTTTCTCCCCTTTTATTTTAACGGGGACGCCCATAGATTGTGGTATTGTTCAGAAAATTGCAGCAGGAAAGTGGGAAGAAGGTGATCTTCTCGTCAGCGGTGACTATAGCTCAGCGACTGATCTTCTATTCATGGACGCGACAATTCAGGCAATGATTGCTTGTATGACGGGTCCAGTGTTGAAGGTCGCTCTGAGTGCTCTCGGTCCGCAGCTTCTCCAATATTACGGTCCAAATTGGATTTGTAAATTGGGTCTTGAAGAACGTGTGGACGAGCTTCCAAAGCCGGTATGGCAGAGGAATGGTCAACTGATGGGGTCTCCTTTGAGTTTCCCCTTCCTTTGTGTGATTAATGCCGCAGTATTCCGCTTAGCTTATGAGAGTTGGAATGATTGTACAGTCAAAATCAAGGACTTACCTGTCCTTGTTAATGGTGATGATATTGGTTTCCGATCCAGTTGGGACTTTTATCAATGGTGGCGATGGAATATCCAACAAGTTGGATTTCAGCCGTCAGTTGGTAAGAATTTCACTAGTGAGGATTTTGTAAATATAAACTCACAATATTATCGCATTGACAAGGTCGGTGACATTCATTATGTCGCCGAGCAGGTTCCATATGTCAATATGGGACTGATAACAGGTCGTCAGAAGGGTGATACCCTAGACGATATTGGTTTTGATAGTGAAACTACAGACATTCTGATTGCATTACAAAGCTCCTCTTCAGTTGTCCAGGAACTCCTATTAGGGCATGATAAATATAGTGAATATATCTACCAGGAATGGAAGATCTGGCGAAATGAGATGATAACTAACTTTCCCGTCGGATTTCACGCTAACGGATTGGGGACCGAGATCGGTCCTAGCACTTTAGAGGAGTCAAAACTCTCTTTTCATTTGGGTCGGGTGCCCTTTGGGCGTATCCCGATGCCAGAGTGGTCTGGAAGTGCTAAGAACACCGTTATGGGTGCCTTTTGGAAACCTTTTGTACAGTTTCATGATGAGTTTTCCGTTTTAAACGGGATCTCTCGAGCTGTCTATAGGGCTAAAAGGTGTAAGAATTTCGGAGGTCAGTGGAAGGTTGCGCAACCCCAGCGAACAAAGAATGAGATCCTTCTCGGGGGGTCTTCCTGGAGTGAATGTTCCTCCAGGGTGGGATTTGACAATTTGGAAGTCGTCTGTTAAACTAGTATTGGGGATAAGCGCCCATTAAGAGCACGGCTTGCTCTACGTCTTACAGATAGATAACTCC